GACCGTCGTCATGAGAGACGAAAGCGAGAAATCTCCAATCTCGCTCGTCAAATTCTGCGCTGAGCCGTAATCGGTGAGGATGTCCGAGTCAATCGACGGCGGCGAAAGGCTCGTGACCGGATTCGCCAGGTCAGCGATCACCTCGCAGCTGATGGTGTACGGGATCTGATAGAACCGCTCGTATTCCGGCAGAAACTCCCTCACGATCACGTTATAGGCAAGCTTTCCAAAGGTCAGTTTTTGCTCAAGACCTTGAGCGCGCATCGTGTTCAAAAATTGCGCGCGCTCTGTAGCGTCCGGGCCCTGGATAAGTCCGGACCAAGCAAGCGGGCGATCCGCGCGGCCCATCGCATCGATCTCGCGCTCACCGCCGACGAACTCATGCACAACGATGCGCTGCGAGCCTCCGAATGGGATTCTCTCCGGTATCTCAAACCGGGCGAATTGGAACTGCCCCAGGTTGAGCGTTGTATCTGGCGACTGCATCAATGGCCCTGATTGAGCGAGACCGGCGCCAGATTCAGCGTGCCGTCAAAGTTCGCGCCGCCCAAGGGCGCGGAAAGCAAGTTCGCCATGGGATCGAACATGACGGAGGCGATCTTGCGGCCATCGACATTCAGATTGACCTGCGTCGGCTTGCCGCCGCCGCGGCCTTTGCCACTCGCGACAAAACGCGAACCCGCGTTAGGGTCATAGCCGCCGTTGATCAGTTCATGCAGCGATCCGCCGAACGAAAAACTGTCGAATTTCTTCGCGGCATTGTCGAACCCGAAGAAACCGAGAGCCTTGCTGATGCCGCTGTCCGCCAGGTATCGAGTCGCCGCATACGCGCCCGCGCCGACGCCAGCCAGAACGCCGAGTTTGCCGAGCCTCGATGCGACTGCGCCGAAGCCGTCAGCCACATTCAGCAGCTGCGCGCCCAGGCTGACGCCCTTGCCGACCGCAAGAGCCAATCCGATGGCCCTAAATCCTGCAGTTGCGAGAGTCAGCACGCCGCCGGCCGCTATCAATGTCATCAGACTGGCACCGAAAATTACGATGCCTTTCGTGAGCGTTGGGAATTCGCGCGCGAATCCTAGTACGCCCTTCACGACGCCAGTGAGGCCAACTACCGCCCTGATGGCGATGGGCAATACTGCATTGCCCAATTCCCGCATGACGTCGGCCCATTTCTTGTGCAGTTCGATCAGCTGTCCGGCGGGCGTCTTTTTGGCCGTTGCCGTCAGGCCGGTGATGTCCTGGGCGCTGCGGTTCGCGGTCGCCTGCATTTCAATCGTCGCGCGCTGCTGAAAAATTCGAGACATTAAACCTGAGCCGGTACGATTGCCCAGAATCATGCCGAGTTCGCGAATGATCGCCTCGTCGGTCGTTACGCCCTTGGCCTTGAAGGCCGGCAGCAGAACTTTGTTCAGGAGCGCAAGCGGGCCCTCGCTTTCGAGCACCTCGGAACCGCGGAATGCCCCAGGAAGCGCTTTTTTCAGTTGGCCGAGCTGGTTGAACTTGACCATGGCGGGATTCAATAGCCCGAGCCGATAAAGCTCCTGCTGAGCGGTGACCGTGCCGCGCGCCTGCACCAAGTTCTGGTAGATCGACATTACGGCGGTGCCGAAACGCTGACCGCCGAATTCCTGGATCAGAGGCTCGGATCCAAGATAAAACGCCTCGTTGTTCAAGCGCGAGAGGCCGACGCCGCCGGTTTTCAGGGCTTGCAGCAACTGGGTCGCATCGACACGGCCTCGGCTGCCAGCGATGACCTTCTGCACGAAATTCGCCTGCGTCTCGAATTCCTTGGGACTCGATAAGCCGCCGCGAAACTCAATGACTTTGAGCATATCCATGAACTTGCGTTCATTGCCGCCAGCGGCCTGCCCGAAAACGGCCTCATTGGCGAACTTCATTTTCGCCAGGATCGGAGCAGCCATCTCGGCATGCCCCAAGTCCTTGAACACAGCCATGGCGTCCGACACCAGCGTCAGGTTATCCCTGGCGCTGGTGCCGTAGGTCTTCATGCCTAAAGCGAACTTTTCGGCGTCCTTGTTGACCTTATCGCCAAATCCGAGGGATGCGAAGCGGGCAGTTTCCTGTGCCCATTGCTTCGCTTCCTCAAGTGGTTGTTTGAACAGGGATAATCCGGCGAATCCGATGCCGGAAGCGATGCCCCCGACCAGGCCGATCGTTTTTATTCTTTTGAGCCGACCCTCTAGGGATGCTAGGTTGCGCTCGCTTGCGGTAACATGCGTGTTCAGCCCGCGGAACTGGCCGGCCATCAAGCTCAAGCCAGACGACACGGAGTCGATCAGTCTTAGGCGGATAGCAACGGAATAGGCTTCAAACATGCGCGCAGCTCTTTTCAGTGTGAGGGAATGGTTTGCCGAGAACTTCTCAGGCGCTCAATACCCGAAACAGCAACTTCTGCCGCGACAGCCGGCACCGCCTTTTTTCAAACATCAAATGCCGTTCTGGAAACGCTACCTACTTTTGCTCATAGGCCTGATCGCGCTCGGCGTGGCGGCACTCCTTGCCTTCGCCATTGGGATGATCGTCTGGGCGGCTTTCACCGCCTAAATATCTCCGCCGAAGTGCTGCGAGTGCGAGCCGAAGTAATGCGTCAGGTCAGCCCTCTCTCCCTCAATGATCGCCGTCACTGTGGCGAACCCGAGCAGCTTGCTCAATGACTCGCGATTCTTGAACAGCGCGGGCCCGAGCGCCGGGCGCGGCGGCATCCGGTCGGTGCCGAATTCGTGATAGACCATTTTCTCATCGGTTGACCCGACGACGGCTTCGAGGCCATGCACTTCGTGCGAAAAGCTGTCTTTGAGAGCACCGGTTCTCTCAAGGGGCGCATCGGCCGGGAATCCTAAGCGCGCCTTTTCTTCCTCGGTACTCTCGGCGAGCGGCGCCCAAGCCGGGTATTCCCCGTGAGCGTCCTGGTAGTGGCCGATTTGCGCCGCAGCGTCCTTTTCGATGATCTGGCAGGCCATGTCCAGGCCCTGGTGCTGCAACCTGCGGATCGCGATTGGCATCAGCAGGAATTTAAGCGCGAGCGCTTCGAGGCTCTGTAGCTCGACGGCATGCTGCGCGTGGGCGGATTCCAGCATCCTCTCATCGAGGTGCGTTAGTTCATCGAGGCTGAAGCGTGCCATTGTCTAATCCTCGAACTGCATCGCGTCCCAGTTGAATTTTTGGCCGCTCTCGATCCCAGAAAGAACGATGCAAAACGCGGTCCGCGTCGCATCATCGAGTTGGAACGCTAGATCAAATGGGACACCGCTGCGCACAAGAAAAAGAGATTCCTTGATGGGCGCCGCGGTTGCTATTTTTTTATGGCCGCCTTTTCCGCCTCTGGATCACTCTGCTTGCCCCAGTGTTCCTCGACGGCCGCCATCACCGCATCGATGCCGTGCTCGTCCAACTCCTGGATGAGGGCTTCGAGCTGCAATTTGTTCGCTGGCTGAGTCCGGGGCTGCCCGCCCAGTTCTGCAACGAAAATCAGCGGCAGAATCATGTTCATATATGCGGCGTTGCTGGCAGAATCGCCGCAAACCTCGACAATCCGGTACTGCGCGAGCACGCCCGGCTTTTTCAGCACGATCACCCGACCGGTCGAGTCCTTTTTAGAGACTGTCATTGCGGCTTTCGCGAGCAACTGCTCAGTCGGTGTCGCATCGCCCGTGGCGGGTTCTTTAAGGACCGTTACTTTCGTGTTCAATCAAATTCCCCTTACGCTATTTTTATGCGGCGCTCGCAGATGAAGCTGATCATCTGTTTGACGGTGTTGTCGCCAGCCCACTCGCCGGCATCATCGAAGGACAGCAACACGCCGAAATAGCGGTACTGCGTGAGAGAGCCGTCTTTTTCCTTGATGATCTGCGTGATGCTGCACGCTTGCTCGTTCACGCCGGCAAAGTAATTCTGCTCGATCTGCGAGAAGTAATCATCGGGCGTGCTGTCGCGCCGCTCGATCGAGAACGATCCTGACCAGCCATCGACGAAGCGCACATGCCTGGTCTTACCGTCGATCCCTTTAACCGTAACTTTCTTGTCGTCCATTTTGGACTTGAAGTTCGTCAGCAGGTTGAAGCTCATCGGGCCGGCGGGCGTGACAACCGTCAAATTGAGGTCGCGACCTACTGAGAAATTATTGATCGGCATTTAATTGCACTCCGGGAGAGAGGGAAAGCCGCCTCAAAGGCGGCTCGAATGGCTGATAGTGGCGAAGTGGCTTTAGGCGGCCAGGGATACGCCGACGCGCTGGATCTGGACGGAAGTCCCACCCTCGACGTTGATGAGAAATTTCTCGATGATCGCCTGGTACTGCACCTTCACGTCGGCTTGCAGGTAGCCGAGCGACAAACGAGATTGCGGATTGTTTGCCGCATCAAGTTCAACGCTGTAAGCGGGCGGCCCGCCCACGGCGCCGATGATCCCTTGATCCTGGAGGTTATCGAGGAAGCTGCTCAAGGTCGCATTCGCATCAGCGCTCGCCGTGCCAGGGAATCCAACTGCATTCGTCGCCTGCGTGCGGCCGATGAATTTCCCCATGCCCGCGTTAAGCGTGGACGCTATGAAATTAGTCATGCGCGTGTAGTTGTCGCCGTTTCGCAGCGGGTCCGAACTCGAGTTATGCCCGAAGCGTGCACCGAAATACGCGCCTCCCGGGACCGGATTGGTGATGACGTCGATACCGGCGCTGCCGAGCTGCTGCAAGTCGGCAGACGAATACTGCTGATTGCTGATGCTCTTTTGCGTGCCGACGATGGCCTGCATCGGCTTGTTGAGCGAGCTCTGATTCGGCGCAAGGGCCGAAATCGTGCCGGCGAAGAACGCCTGCGGGCTGATGAGCCGCTGCGCGCCGTTGACCGTGTCTAGCCAGTAGGTCCAATCTCCGAAACAGACCTTGAGCCACGGGTTATCGACGCCCGCCGCGGCTTTCGCGGCCGCTTCGCTCGCAATCGAGTCCCCGGAAGGGCCCGCCGCGATCATGTACGTGCCTTCGGCCTGGCCGTATGCAATTTGATTGGTAAAAGTGGTGAAGTCGGAGACATCCGCCAGCATTGCGACACTCGCGCCCGTGTTGCGCAGCGCGTACATGCCTTTGCGGGGGGTCGAGTCCTGACCGATCATCACGGCGCTCGTGATCGAGCCGGCGCCGTCCGAGCCGCCGGACAAGGCGAAGGTGGCCGGGATCGGGGCGGGCGTGCCGACGCCGGCAGACGCCACGACGATCTGAGAGGGGCCGCGCAGCGCACTCGTGCCGGTGTTGATCGCGGTGGCGATCGCCTGCCATAACGCGTTAGCGGTAAGCCCGAGGCCAATATTGTCGAAAGCCTCGGCGACAAGCCCGGGAGCCGCAATAACTGCCTTGGAAGTGCCCGACTGAGTGCCGGCGCTCAAGGTGACAGAAATCTGGTTGCCGAATGAGCCGGTGTATTTTGAGGTGACGGTGAGGCAGTTCGACTGAATGACGATATTCGCCGCCGTATCGCTGCCGTCGGTGACGCGTACCAGGCGGAAATTGTTCGCCCCCTGCTGGAAGCAGGCATTGAGGGCCGTCATCAGGTCCCCGAGTCGATTCTGCTGCGGACCGAAGACGGCAACGCCCTGCGCCGGATTGCCAGCGGTGACGGGACTATTCGCCGGACCCCAGGAGGCAGACCCCACGATTCCCAGCACATTGGTCGGAACGCCGTTGATTTGCTGCGAACTCGGCGGGACGATCTGAATGTATAGATCGGGTACCACCAAGGCCGCGGTATTCAATTGGCCCAACTGAGTGATCATTGCGATAGCTCTCCAGAAATGAAAACCCCGCGCGAGGCGGGGTCGATGGGATCGGACGATGAGGCTTGCGGCGCTAGGCCTTGGCTTCCGGCTTTTCGTCCGGCAGATTCACGCGCACGACCTTGGCGTGGTTGTGGCCTTCGCTGATCTCTTTGATCAACTTCGGATCGAAGATGTGATCGCCGACTTTGTAGGGCGCGAATTCATGGGTGACGGTCAAGGCGTTCATGGTGAATTTTCCTCTAATCGTATACGGTGACTTGTGGCTGGTCGGGCGGCACGACCCCGCCGCTCACGTTCAATTGCGTCTGCGTGATCTGCGTCGTGATGGCGGTCTGAAAGGTGCCGTACTCGACCGAATAGCAAAGATCGCGCCGGTAGAGATTCGCTTTTACGACCATGTCATCGACGGCGGTCGACTTGTAGATCAGTCGCCCGGCCGAGGTGTCCGGAAAGACGAGGAAATCTATTCCCGCCAGCGCAACATCGATCACCTGGGTGCAAATATCCCGGTGCGCGGGCGTATCCGCCCACACCGTGATCATGAAGACCTTCTCCTGCCGGCGAATCTCATTCACCGCCGTTCCGCTCGCACCCACGCGCGCGGCGGTCAGGATTGCGTTGGAGGGCAGGGTGATCGTCGCATCTAGGCTGGCACCGCCAGCGAGCGCAGATAGTGCCGTTGCAATGCTCGCCAGGGTGTCGTTGGGCTGCACCGCGTAGACGACGGGCGCGCGATTCACCATCAGCATCACATTCTGCGGCGTCTTCACCGTCCCGCCGACTGTGACCTGCTGGCCGTTGACAGTCAGGGTCAGCGTTTGAACCGGCAACGTAACGTCTTGCCATCGCTGCATAAAGCGCGTCGTGTTGCGCTCCATGCCTTTGGGCGGAAACACGGTGACGTGCATCTTGC